AATCATGGTCGAAAAGAAAGCCGTTTTTCAGATTACTAACAACAAGAACCTTAACTTCTCTCCCCATGATCTTCTTTGTCTTGGTCTTCGGGGTTCCGGAACTGCTACCGGTACCGGAGCTTGACCCGGAGGTTGAACTGCCGGCGGAGGAGGACTTGTCGTCAATCTCTATTTCTAGTAACGACTCAATATGATCCTTGTCCAATTTCCTAAGGTGTTTAGTCAGCGCTTGCTCTATCTTTTTAGTTTGCGCGTTTGTGCGAGCTTTAGATTGTTTTTTATTTTTATCCCTAGCCTTCTCGAAGATCGGTCTGAGCTTATTTCGGATCCATGCGATGACTTGCTCCTCCATCTGGATTGAACTTTTGACCGGATCGACTCCAAAGTATTGTCTCAGATCTTGCCTGAAGCTTAATTCCAGAACTAACCCCCTAAGCTCACTCTTCGAAAACATTTTCCACTTTTTAGATATTTTCCCATATGCAATCTGATCCAAAGTACGATTCTGTATCAAGCGTTCGTTCATATAGAAAGCCACCCTGGCCTCGTCATAATTTGGGTCCCAAGAAGCCCTGACCTTTATCCCTTTATCAAGAAGTTTATATTTCTCGTCTTCGAGCCGTTCAACGCCTTCTTTGTCCCATCTTAGTGGCTCTTTTTTGTCTATTAAGAATCCTCCGGAGCCTCCGACACGAATATGAACACCCTTAAGCTTATTATAGCATTGTTCAATTTTCCCATGATGGAGCTTTTTCTTGAAAGCACTAGGGGAATTTAAGCTCCATCCCTCACTGGGTTTGAAGTTCTCCAAGAAGGTGAGAGTGAAGTGGGAATTTTTAAAGTTTTCCTGAGTAATCACAGGTACCTTGAGATGCGCAGGGCTGTTTTTCCCTGCATGGTATTCATTATACCATTCAATAACATGGTTAACCTTGGGATCTTCGAAGTTTAAAAGTTCTACGCGTCCTCTTTGAATATCGCCGTCAACATAATAAATATGCATTAACCTGTCCAGACCATGAGGCTTTGAATAATATTGGATACCATCTTTGACAAACCTCCAAACGTTATTTCCATGCCCAAAGCAACCAATATCTTCATTTGTGTGGCGGGTTTCGGCGTCGACTACGCTTGTACCGGCATAAGACAAAGCTTTTTTTGCATACTCTTCGCTTAGGAAGCCATCGCCAGAATCGAATATTCCCAAATTAACGATCTTCCCTGCCTTGTTGGAGCAGTTGCCTTTTTTATTAAACAGGCATAGCGTAATTGGAATCAATTCACCATTTTCAAAATCTTTTGTGGCTTCGATACAATTATCAATCTGGTCTAGCAGCATATCTTCGAATGTTGTTTTAGAACTTTCGAGAACATGCTTAAAGCCCGGGATGTGAATTGGGGTTGTTTTTTCTTCTTCGAACATGTGCATATCTATTTTTCCTTGTCAGGGTAAAGATGCTTAATTGCATCGATGTTCCCATTATAACAAAGTATTTGAAAAATTTAAAGGGCCAAATTGTATAACTTGGCCTTTTTTTTGAAAAAAAGCTCAGGCAAAACTTTAATTGTTTACTTGTTCTCTACAAATTCTTTAATGAGTTTTGCCTCATTAAAAACTTCATCCAAGGTAGGATAATCCGGCCTCTCAACAGCGGGAACGTTTTTTCCCTCTGATAGATAGACTTGACTTAGCCTATAGTCTTCTAGTTTCTCGATGTGCTTTTGCTCTGCGCGTTGCTGAGCAGTATGAAAAATTTCGAACCGAAGTTCATATGGGTTTTTACTTTTATTATTATTCATAATAATTCTCCTTTGTGTTTTCTTGTGTTAATGCTCTGCCTGAGCTTTGTGGACACGGTAGGGCTCGAACCTACTTCTTCTCCCTTTTTTATGAAAGTGCTTTGCCAGTTAAGCTACATGTCCAAACAGGGGTCCGAAGACCCCCTCCCCCTAGGTTTCCTCCTCGACATCTGGATCGTAAAATTCTTTAGCGTTCCCCTCCCGCTTTTCGAATCTCATGATAACTTCCTCATCCATTACGTCAAGAACAGCTTGTTTAAACTCCGGATCTTGAAGCTTCTCAACCCATTGTTTGCCCTGAAACTTGATTTCTTTACCCTTTGAATTCAAAGTATACCATGCCCCTGCGGTTGTTAAGGCGTCAGAGCCTTTTATCGCATCAAGCCAGCTTTCTTCATCTTGGATTCCAATTTTATCTCCAGCCCACAAGATTTTATAGTTACATCTTCGCCCAGCCGTTCCAAAGCGTGATTTCTCAAGCTTTGCTTTAACCTCTGAACCAATTCTGTAACCTTTATCATCTTCAACAAAAGAAGCTTTCGCTTTGCGGCCCGTAAGCCAGATCCGCAAAGAATATGCGTAAATCATAGCTTTTCCACCGGGCGTGAACCATGGAGTTGTCATTGCCTCTGATATGTTCATTGTAATATTTGTCTTTAGCTGGTTTAGAACCAAAAACGTACATTGAGCATTTGCCAAAGGAACTGTGAGTTTCGCCATTCCTTTTGAAAGGATACGAGGCTTCACAGCCATTGAAGATTGTGGGTTGAAATCTCCTTCCAAGTCTTTTTTACTTGGAGTGAGTGCTAAACTATCCCAAATGAAGAGAAGTTTATTTCCAGAGCCCAACAGTTCTTCAATATATTCCAAGACTTCTTCCACAGAAGTTGCCTGAACGTATAAGAACCTATCCAGATCAACTCCTATTCTTTGTAGGAATTTAGGATCAGTTGCTGATTCGGAATCAAAGTAAACCACATCAATACCCATTTTTTGAGCATTAGCGGCTATTTGGGCCGCCATATATGATTTACCCGTAGATTCCAAACCCGCAATTTCAGTTACCTTTCCTACCGGAATCCCACCAAGCTTTCCCCTACAAATAATAGAGTCAAGCCAGCGAGAACCTGTGGGAATCCACTCTTTTACCTCGGTTGGGTTTTCTTTGGTAAGATCGTGGGCAACTGGAATTCCTGCTTTTTTATTCAGCAATTTTCTCATTTCATCCATATTGAGTTTGCCGGGTTTTGTTTTTTTGGTAGCCATGTCTATTCGCTCAGCAATTCATTAAAAGCTTTCGACACCTTATCTCCCCCTGTCTCAGCTACAAATTTAGTAATCTCTTCTTTGTCTTCTCCAGCGGACATATATTGATCCAAAAGCTTCTGGACGTCTTCAGTCGTTTTTCTTTCGAAAAGCCCGTCAAAGTCTGGGATCTCTTCCAAAAGACCGCTACAGTCGTTATCTTCGTCTTTACACGCAGGAGAAGCTTTTCTCTTGGGCGTTAAAGAAGTTGACGGAAACATAGCTCCCGGAGCCTTTCCATATTGCAGAACAAGATCAGTGCCCGTGTCAGTGTCAGTAATATCCCCATAATCTGGATCTGATATAAATCCAAGTAATTCGGTATAAACTTTCTTACCAAATCCCCAAAATTTAACACCTTCAGATTCCTTACCTCGTACTAAAACTGGAACATATGTTCTCATTTTAGGTTCTAATTTACGAGATAGCTTCCAATCGTCACTGTTTCCAGTAGATTTCAGCTTTTCTGCAAATTCCATAACTGGATCTGCATCTCCAAATGTAACGGGAGACAGATAGTTTTTCTTACCTAAGTCATAATGAAAGAATAATTCCATAAATGGGTTTTCCTTGTTATGCTGATAAGGTACTATCCTGACCTGTTGTTTTCCTGGTTCAGGCTTCCATAGAATATCCTGCTTTGTTGTTTGATTCTTTAAGCTGTTTAGCTTCCTTTTTATTGCTTCTAAATCCATTTTTTAATCCTCTTTTTTTATTTGTTAAAATTTAATTAGTGTAAATATACGAAAAATAATCTAGATAAAAAAATTATTTCCAAAAAATTTGCATTGATAATATTACCATTGATAATAGTAGTGAAATTATTGTTTTTGAATTTAATCCCTCTCCAAAAAATAAATAAGTACAAATCGCCATGATAATACATCCAGTACCAAATGCTATCAATCTACCAGGCCACAAAAGGCCTTCAAAGCCATCATAGGCATATTTTGTAGATATTATGAAAAGGTATGAAATTGGAATTCCAAATAATGATATTAAAAATGGATGTTCCTTCATGTAGGACGACATAAATTGTCCGTTGATTTGAAACCAAATTATTAGTTGAGTGAGGCAAAACAACGATGTTGCCAATACTATGTTATTATTCATTATGTCAATTATTAATTATTAATTATTAGTTATTGTTCGCTATGTATAAATATACGAAATAAAACCCAAAGATAAAAATTTTTCTTGAGTTATTTTTTAATCCCATCCAATTTCGTCGGATAACATATTAATATGCTTCAATATTCCCTTTGAATCGGTTACTTTGAAAGTTTTGTTTT